ATGAGCGGGGGGCTGCCGCGCTGGGGGCGGGGGAGAAGCTGACGATCACAGAGATCGCGGTGGGGGACGGGGATGGGGCATATTACCAGCCGGATCCGGAAATGACTGCACTGAAAAATGAACTGTGGCGTGGGAGTATCAATTCATGCGAGATCAGCAGTTCATCGCCCAATATTTTGATCGTGCGCGGGATCATTCCCGGGGAGGTCGGAGGATTTACAATCCGGGAGATGGCGATATTTGCAGAAAGCGGAGAGATGATCGCAGTTGCAAATACACCAAGCACACCAAAAGTGAATATCGTGGACGGCATCATCAATGAGATGAGCCTTGCGATAGAGATCGCCCTGCTGAATGGCAGCGTGATCAATCTGTTAGTGGATCCGCATATCGTGACTGCCACAAAGGCGGACATTGAAATGGTCCGGAATGAAATCAAGATCGCACTGGAGGAGCGGATAAATATTGTGGTGGCACATGAGGATGTCCCTATCAATAAGCGCAAGCCGCATACGTTTTATCTGGTCGTGGGCGGGCAGGGGATTGGCGGAGGCACAGAAATAAAGGCAAGCCCGAATATGGGGCTGAAAGTAATCGAAAGGGGAAACGAAGATGGCACTGAGTAAAGTAAGGGTTCAGTTACTGAACGAGAAAACAGGAGAAGTTATAGAGGAGGTTGATGTCCTCACATCGCCGGATAGCGTATTATTTGCTGACGGGAAGACACTGACGCAGGTTTTGGAAGAGATTGAGACTACACCTGGGGAGAAAGGCGATAAGGGAACATCCCTCCGGACCAGAGGGGCATGGGCACCGAGTACAGCCTATGTCGCAAATCAGCAGTATATTGATATAGTCAGCAAAGATGGGACTGCATATGCATGTAAGGCATCCCATACATCCACGAGCACATGGGATGCAAGCAAATGGATGGTACTGGTTGAACGTGGACCGGCTGGCGCACCGGGGGCAACAACTGCAGACGGCGTGAGCTATGGGAATAAAAGTGTAAAAGAAGTGCTTGATGATCTGCTGTATACGGCAATCCAGCTGACTGCATTTACGAACAATGTTAATACAGTGGAGATGGGAACTACGGTTAATACTGTAAGGCTGGATTGGAATTACAATAAAACGCCCAAAACATTGACCTTAGATAATGCCCAGGTGGATGTGTCCACTAAAACAAAGACGATTGAAGGAGCAGGAATCAAGACAAATAAAACGTATACCTTGAAAGCGATGGACGACCGGAACGCAAGCTCGCAGAAAACGACTGCAATCACGTTTTTAAATGGCATTTACTGGGGCGTGGCAGCGAAGAAAACATCTTTTGACAGTGCATTTGTTTTGACATTGACAAAAGGACTGCAGGGCAGCAAGGCAAAAACCTTCACTGTAAACGCAGGAGCAGGGCAGCATATTTATTATGCAATTCCGACCCGCTACGGGACACCTGCATTTAAAGTGGGCGGGTTTGATGGCGGCTTTAGCAAAGCAGGGACAATCCAGTTCACAAATGCATCCGGTTATACGGAATCTTATGATATTTGGATTTCCGATAATGCAGGACTGGGAAACACAACGGTAAATGTAGCATAAGAGGAGGAAAATGGTAATGGCAATTGAACTGATTTCAAAGATTAAACCCAAAAACAATGGAGATTTTAAGCTGGTCGATGTAGAGGACATTAATTACAACGGGAAAGGCTTAGATGAAGCCATTAAAGGTGGCGAATTCAGGGGAGAAAAGGGCGATCCGGGTGCTCCTGGTGCGAAAGGCGCTGACGGTGAGCCAGGGGCAAAAGGCGAAACGGGAACATCGGTACGCATGAAAGGAGCATGGGCAGCGAAAACAGCCTATGTGAATGATGGTCATTATATTGACGTAGTAACAAGAAACGGCAGTACATATGCATGTAAGACATCCCATACTTCAGGAGACACTTGGGAAGAAAATAAGTGGATGATGCTTGCTCAGAAGGGAGCTCAGGGAGCAAAAGGCGATCCAGGAGCGAAGGGAGAACCCGGAGAAAAAGGTGATCCTGGTGCAAAAGGAGAGCCTGGAACTCCGGGGGCAGATGGAAAAGATGGGGATAATGTGAAGTTCGGAACGGATTATGTAACTGCATCGCAGGTTAAAATTTTCCTGAAAAAGATGTGACGGAGGGGAAAGCCATGGCTAGATATAATGTTGATCTGCAGGACAATGAAGGGAATGCCTATCAGATAATGGCAAATCCTGATTCCGTGGCGGAATTTAGTCCTGCAGTCAACCGCGAAAATATTCGTTCGGGAGAAACGTACCGGGTTATTTTCGGTAAAATCATGAAATATCTTTCAGAGGTGGGAAATGCTGCCTATGTTGGGCTGGCAAATAACTGCACAACGACAATAGCGGGATTTGCGCTGGATGCCCGACAGGGGAAAGAGCTGATGGATCGGATTAATGAACTAAATAGGGATTTGGGCGGCTGCTCTCTGGAGCAGGACGGAGTCGATTTTTACATTGTAGGTGCTGATGCAGTGCGAAAAAAATTGAATGAAACGCCAGAGTATTCGGTTCTTGACTGTGGCGGAGTAGACTTTAAAGAACACGAATTTGGACAATGGCATCACGGATATCATTTTACAAAAGTGTCTGAAATTCCTAATTTTGGATCTATGGTTCATGGAAAAGATTTCTTCATTGAAGTGTACAATGGAGGAACGAACCAATTAAACGCCGGCATCGGTGTTTCCTATGTAAAACATAGCAACTCCGAACTTGTAATGACATCCGTTAATGGTTTAAAAGGTCTTTATGTCAAAGTTTATTATATTAACAACAGGGCAATACCAGCACCGTCTTCTTTTCTTAAATCAATCGATTTCACGATTGCATCTGGAACTGCCACCAAAAATATTTTATTGGCTGATATCCCTGATGCTGGAGAGATTGTTTGCGCTGGTCTTGTATCAAGAGGGTGGGAAGGCTGGAACGCTCTTAACGTGACCTACACAGCAGAATCCGTAACAATCACTTTTAGCACTAGCGGTCATAATGGATCTGCGTTCGGATCAGAGGTTGTACGTGTGTGGTATCGCTAATATTACTTAATCATAAGTTTAAAAACATGTCCGTCTCCTGTTCCTCCGTGTCTAAAATTAACTTTCCCGTTCAAAATCGGATCTTTAATAATGGCAAAAGAATAAGATCCGCCCGGTTTGTTACACACGAACGATGGCCCACTAGCACCGCTTAATTCTATGGAAACAACGCTGCCCGCAGTAACTGCGAATAATGCCAAGTAGGAATATTCAGCGTCCTTTTCTGTCATGGTATAGTAGTGAAGAACATTTGGATTGCCAGCCGCAACAATATACGGAATTGATATGTTGTGTTCGTAATCAAAGTCCGGATAACACTTAAAAGGGATTACTGTATCCGCACCTCCTGTTTTGTATCCCCAGTTGCCGTCTGCATCCTGACCAAAAGACAGACCGCCCAAATCCCTATTTTATTAAGTAACTTTGGCAAAAAGAAAAGACGTCTGACTATGTATCAAACGCCTTTCCTTTTTCGGTTGCCATGTTCTTCAAGGATCAAATTTCTTCCTGTCTTTTTCTGCTTATTCGGAATATATTCAATTAAATCCGACAAATCGCAATCCAGCACTTCGCATATCCGGTCTAAATGCTCTATATTCAACCGCTCTGCTACTTCATTGTAAATGTCCGAAATAGTTGCCGGTCGAATTCCTGTCATCTGCGCCAGATAAGCTTGGGTCCATCTTCGTTCGCCCAAAAGTTTTGATAAGTGAATCCTAATCATAATTATGCCCCGCGTAATAATTTACCATTATGCGGAGTATTATTCCTGATTTTGTGATTTTATTACGGATTCCGTTAGAAGTTTTTTATAATAAGCTCCCCATATCTCCTGCCCTTATCGCGCACGAGATTATTTTGCCGTTCAACGTATTCTATATTAAATTTTTGATACAAATTTCGTATTTCAGGACAATCGTTATATGATAATATGAAACGTCCTTTTATTTTATCAAGACAGTCATATAATCGTTGATGATCTTCTCCATTGAATCTGTCCGGATAATACTTTTCAGCATTATAATATGGAGGATCTGCATAAAATAAAGCTGATTCATTATCATATGTACTTATCAAATGTTCAAAATCAAGATTTTCAATCACAACCTTATTCAGCCGCTGAGAAAATTCCTGAAAATCATCTATCGCCCTATGCAATGCCTTCGGGCGCATTCCAAACGATCTGCCATCTGCTCCATAAGATTCCCTTATCAGAATATAAAACCTTGCCGCACGCTGAATATCTGTAAGCCCTCTCATCTGCATCTGACTGCGCGCATCAAAAAATAATTCTCTTGAAGTAAATACTCCTTGC